GACTGCAAGTCCGCGAATCTCTTCTGCAATAGATTTGATGAGGGAATATGTATTGATACCACCACTTAATCCTTTTATGCGGGACGATGCACAAATGTTCAAATAATCGATAAATATAATATCAGGTGCAAAGTCTTTTTTGAGTTTAAGTTCATTAAGCAATGCACGGAAGTGTCCTACATGCGCTGAACCGGTTGGGTATTCTTTAATGATTAATTGACCATTCGTCTTAGACGAGATCTTATTCACTTTGTCATCGAACATTTTCTTTGACAAGTTTTCAAGTTGATCAATTGGAACATTAAAGAGGTTAGCATCAATCCGTTCAGCTATTCTCTCTTCTGACATTTCCATTGTCAGATATAAAACATTTTTTCCATCTGTCAATGCACCAGCAGCACAATGACACATAAATAAGGACTTACCTACACCAGTACCTGCTAAGGCAATGTTGAGGCTTTTCTTTGGTAAACCACCCTTTGTAATACTATTGAACTTTTCAAGATCAAACGGTAGTTTTTCTTCAGTAGTATGATAGAAGTCATACCTTGCATCAGCACTTCCGACATAGTCATGGCCGATATTAGTATCGAATGAAACAGCGAGTGCATCTGATAAGATAGTAGGCAAAGCATTCTTTGTCTGGTTCTCATCACGACCATCAATAATTTCAATCGATTTCATGATAGCAAGATAGATTGCTCTATCCTGACACCATGTTTCAGTTTGTTCAAGGAGCCAAGTATCATCATCTTTGACAGGCACCTTAATTGTTTCTACAACTCCATGAGCTTGAATGTGTGTTTGCTCAGGAAGTCCAGCGTTATCTAACTCAATAGACAACGCTTCTGGTGTTGGTAGTTTATTATACTTACCAACGAATTTTAATATCTCATCAAATACGAACCGTTCAGAACCTTCAAAATATTCTTTCTTAAGGAAAGGAATACTTTTACGGGTGAACTCTTCATTGGTTAATAGGTTCCGCAGAATCGTTGTCGGTACGTTTGGTGTCATCATCATTTCCTATCTTATATTCGCCACTATCAAATGCATCTTGAAGAATATGCGAAAGCACATCTCCGATATAGTTCTGAAAATCAGGAGATTCTTGCAACGCATCATCTCCTTCAATCAAGTTCCACATAAAAGATAGCGATGCAATACCGTCTTCATCATCGTTGATTTCTTCAACTTTAGCACTTACTTTGCCATATTGGTACTTAGTACCTTTATATTCACCAGTCGTAAGTTCAACGGTATACATCACATCTTCAGGACGCTCAACAAATTTATAATCTTCATTAGTGATATTATACATTAGTTGTCTCTGATTGTACACCGCTAAATACATCAATATCTTCACCAAGCATAGATTTTAATCCAATAGTATAATGTGATTTAATATATTCTTTGAAGTTAGTTTGCTCAAAGATAGGATCCCAGAATTCTTTTAAGAGTGTATCTTTCTCACGAACCTTAGGATCTTCAAGGACACCAGTCTCTTGATCAACTCTACAATACCAACCGTTAGAAGGTTTAGCAACAAAGTTACCTGCCATAGCAATATCAAGTAAACCACTATAACGTTCAATGCCACCATCCCATGTTACAGATACCGGAATCTTAGATTTCTCTTTAACAAAACGTGATTTCTCAACGTTGATAATAAAGTTATAACCTTTAATCTCTGTACCAGTCTTTTGTTGTTGACGACCAAGAATCCAGATGTTATCAGCTGAATAGTAAATACCTGTACCACCACCAACGATATCCTTTGGAAACAAACCAATCTCTTTGTAAGTATGATTGATAGCAAGTAAAGGAATATTCTTCATTGTAAGATATGGCGTAACCATACGGAACAAACCTTTTAAAGCTTTAGCACGAGACATATCAGCAACTGATTTCTCATTGATAGCATCTTCTAATTCTTTCTTAGAAGCAAGGTTACCAATTGAATCGATTACGATAATCACACGATCATCTTTCTCAATAGCTTCAAGTTGAGATACTAGATCAAACTTAAGCTTTTCTACGTCAGTAATAGGTGTATGCAAGATACGTGATGTATCAATATCAAATGATTCGAAGTATGTTTGTGGTGAACCAAATTCTGAATCATAGAATAACATGATAGATTCTGGATGTTTCTTCATATATGCTGCTGCCATGAGCAAAGCAAATGATGTCTTAAAGTGTTTTGATGGGCCAGCTAGTACAGTAAGGCCTGAGCCTAAACCACCTTCAATATCACCAGACAACGCGACATTAACCATAGGCACTTGTGTAGGTGCAAAGTCTTGTTGTGAAAAGATCTTCGAGTTAGCAAGGATATCACTACCCTTGATCTTCGAATTCTTTTTGAGTCTATCCATTACAGACATTTAATTCTCCTATTTATTTTCATTAGGTACATTATACCATAAATTCATCTAGTTGTACACCTTTATTTAATTTCTTTTCTAGTGCTACAGGTCTCCATATAGATGGATACATTGGCTCATCGTCCTTATCCATCATATAATAACCTGATGCATTCTTATATCCGTTACCTGAACGGTCTAAGTTATTTAGAAATCTAATATAAATGCACAGTGTATCTTCGTGTGCAGAAGCATTTGTACCAAGTCTCTCAGTTAGATCTTTTAATGCTCTATCATGGAATTCAATCTTATCCATTCCCTTTGGCTTTCGAAACATTTGTTCAATAGCTTGTACAGCATTATTTCCGCAGTATAAACTGCTATTAGGATCTATGAGATGCGGGTGGTACGTAGCAATGTCTGCACCCATCTGAGCATAAGGAAAGTTCCATCGTCTCATGCCAGCATCTATGTTTCTTTGATTACATCTATCAGTAATCTCTTTTTGACTAAATGGTTTTCCACCACTCTTATAATTCTCTTCTAAGTAATCTGCTAATTCAATGCAAAGATCTACTCCATACGAAGTGATATGCTGAGTCAGATTTAAACCTTTAATCGGTGTTGGATTTTGGTTGCCAATGGTAGAGAACATTTTGTTACCAACCTCTTTCCATTGCTTCATGAGATTAGCCATCTCGTGTATAGTTTCTAAGTTACCAAAATGTGTAACTACACTATGATGATATCCATGCCAAGGTTTAGAAGCATAGAAACCAGAACCAGTACTACGATGCACGTAATAAGCAAAGACATATTCTTTCAATGTCCATTTATCTGTTACATATCTTGCAACTCGCTCTTGTACATCTGCAGGTCTCTTCTTAAATATAGCTTGATTCGTACCATGATTTAAATCTTCATTAACGTTATTGAATCCTTCATATGTTCGTGATACACAGTTATACGCAGGAATGTTTTGCATCAATGGATCATTAATATGTTTGTCTGCCTCAGGTCCAAGATAGTCAAGATCACCGATTAGGCAATTCTCTTCTAACCACTTAGAGCGTGGCCAAAAATAATCTACATAGCAATCATAATTTGGTCTTGTTTCAAGCTTCATAGAAAAGCCTCCATTTCTGATACACCCCATGAGTTACGACGATAATGAGGTGGAGCTATATGGAAAGAAGATCCATGCTCCATGTAATTTTTAGCATATAATTCAGGATTCATAGTATACCACTCACGCGGGGGCATAATGACTTTATTACCTGATTGTTTGTTCAGTTCGTCAATAAATCTATTAGTTAGATCATACCGTTCTTTCCAAGACCCATAGAAGGGTTCTTTCTTGTAAAACCCTGACTTGGGTATACGTCTGCCTTCGAACTCAACTGGAACGGGAGCAGTGTAATATATATCACAATTATGTACTGATTCTATAGCTTTTGCCTGAGTTATATACTCTTTAATAAGGTTTTCAAGAACAAAATCATCGTGTCGTAATATATGATGCCGAATATCAATAGAACCCAGACATAGAGTGATCTTGCCAAATGGTTCAACTGATCTGAAGAGAGACCGAAGGCCGGCTTTAAGAGCTCCATGTAATGTCTTCCCATCGTAACGAAGCACCATATCATCAGCAGCACTAAAAGCGATTGTGTGACTATCTCCAACTGTTATTCCTTTCATTTTTAAATCTTGCTGTTTAAGAGAAGGTACATTAGCAAGTCTAAGGCTTAACGTATCACACCATTCTTCTGTGATACCTTCATACGTTGTAGCAGAACCAATACGTTTTTTTAACATAGCACCGTAATCAGGCATATCCCAATCAAGAGAAACAATGTTAGGACAAGAAGCAACAAGATTAATTCTATCAAAGATTTCTTTTGTTGCACCACCAAATAGGTTTAGTGTACCACCAAAGTTTACACCATGTTCGATGTATACTGTATCATAATTTTTGATAATAGGTGTACAGCGCTTACTTACAGTTGCGCCTAACTGGTCTGCCCACATCTGAGCCCACCCGTGTACGTGAGACTTAACATTAAGAGGTATGTTACCTATCGGGTTTGTAATCACAGAATTCATATTCAACTCCAGCTTCTTCAAATATTGATTTACTTAGTGCCCATGAATCTTCCCATGATTGAGGTATTTCTTGAGCAGGCATGATAATTTTTTTGATTCCTACTTGGACGATGCCTTTAGCACAATCAGAACAGACAGGAAGACCAAACACAAATAAAGTTGATCCATGTAAAGATACTCCGTTATATGTAGCATTGTAGATGACATTCATCTCAGCATGTACTACTAGTTTATATTTAGTAGGTCGGTCATTATACCGATCCTCAGAGTCATTAACTCCACGAGGAAAACCGTT